CGCGCTGGAAGTCGATCGCCATCCCCTGCGGGATGATGCCGGCCGCGTTGTGGCCGATGCCCACCACGGCCGCCAGCAGCGCCTGCTTCTCGCTGTCGCTCGCGCCCGCCGGGTACTTGCCCAGGCGCAGCGGCAAACCGAAGATCTCGAGGAACTCGGCCAGGTCGCGCACGCTGTAGTGCTTGAACAGGTACGGCCAGGCCAGCACGCGGCACAGGCTCGAACGGGTGGCGTAGCCGCTGCGCGCGTGGTGCTGGTGCATCAGCCAGCCGAAGGGCTGCAGCGGCTCGGCCGCGCCGTTCAGCCCGCGCAACGCGCCGGGCCCGCCGCCGGCGGTAGGCGCGCGCAGCATCAGCGTGCTGCGGTCCTCGGCCACGGTGAACCAGCGCTGCGGGCGCCACGTGAATGCGGGCATCAGACGGTTGCGTCCCAAGCCAGGCTCGGGGCTCCACACCAGCTCGTGTGCCGCGAAGCCCTTGAGCACGCCGTCCATCATGCCCAGCAGCACGTCGCCCAACTCGGGCAGCCCGCGCAGCCACTCGCGCACTTCGGCAGCCAGGCTTTCCTCGGCGGCGCTGGCGCCGTCGGGCGCATGCACGTCCCACTCGAGCACGCTGACCGCGCCCTTGCGCTTCGCCAGCTCGGCGTACAGGTGCCCGTCGCGCTCTTCCATGTCGTCGGCAAGCTCGAGCATGCCGACCAGGTTGCCGCCCTCGGCCTGCGTCAGCAGCGCCTGCAGCCGCGCCGGCGTGATGCCGCGCGCCGGGTGCGCGTCGAACTCGCGCTTGAGGTTGCCGACGCGGCTGGTCTGCGCCTCGCGCAGCGCGCGCGTGTCCACCCGGCCTCCGAAATGGTCGGTGATCGCCCCGAGCCCGGCCGTGAACCTGCCCGCCACCGTCTGCCACGCCTGCCTGATCATGCGCGCACCCCTTCTGAAAATACGGCCCCTGGGGCGTTTTTGCGGTCGCGTTGATAGGCAGGTAGCCACCGCCCCCAGATCGCGGCTTGGCGGCCCATTTGGACGCGTTTGGACACGTGTCCAAACCGCGTGCAGATCCGCCGCCGGCTCACAACCCAGCCTTCCGGCCGATTTGGCCGTCCGCGCGCTGCCACGCCCAGGCGCCGAGCCCGTCGTCGTCGGCGCCCTCCCAGTCGGCGCGGCGGTCTGGCGCCGGCGTCCAGGCGATCTCGCCGGCCTCGCGGTGCCAGGCGTACTCGGCCATCAGCAGCGCCACTGCGAAGTCGCCGTGCCGGCGCGCGCTCTTGCTCCCGCCCTCGGCTGCCATCGCGCGCGCCGCAGCGCTGGCCGTGTTCTGGCGCGGCACCATCGGCACGCCCTGCACCAGCGCGATCGCGCGCAGGTCGTCGCGCAGCGCGTCGTCGCGCGGGATGCCGTGCAGCGTGCCGTCCTGCAGCCCGGCCCTGAGCTTGGGCATGTGCGCCAGGTACCAGCCCGCGTTGATCTTGACCTGCTCCACCATCTCCACGCCCCAGCGCTGCGCGGCCGCTTCGGCAAGCGCCGCGCCGTTGCCCGTGGCATCCATCGCGCCGCCGCGGAACCGCGGCAGCGCCGCGATCACCGCGAACAGGATCTGCTGCTGGGAGCTGAACGGGCAGTTCGCAAGCTCGAGCACCAGGCGCACGCGGTGGCTCAGGTCGCCGTCCTCGGCCAGCACGGTGATCACGCTCAGGTCGGCGCTGCGCGCGAAATCCTGCCCGAACACGTGGCGCCGGTCGCCGTCCAGCCGGCGCAGGTGCGGCAGCACGTGCTCGGCCAGCCAGCCGTCGATCGCGTAGCGGCGTACCGCCTCGTCCAGGTACGCGAAGCCGTCGTCCCAGCGCCCGCGCACCAGCGCCGGGCCGTCCGGGTTGTCGGGGCCCCAGGCCGGCACCATGCGCTGGCTGATCAGCGCCAGCGACAGGTACCTGCCGCCCGAAGCGCTCGGCACAACGTCCAGCTCCTCGGCGGCGTCGTCGCCGTAGTAGCGATAGGCGGCGCGCACCCACTCGTCCTCTCCGGCCTGCGTCCATTCGATGCCGCGGCGCAGGCACACGCGCCGGTACAGCCCCTGCGCCACCGCCTCGCCGAAGGTCACGCGGTGCACCGTGGCGCCGCCGCGCCGCCCGGCTCGCACCTCGTCCACCAGCTGCGCAAAGGCGTTCTCCACGCCGTCGTGCGTGCTGATGATGCGCACCCGGCTGCCCCACAGCAGCAGCGCCAGCGCGGCCTTGAGCATGCCGGGCAGGTCCGAGTGGAACGCGGCCTCGTCGATCACCACCGTCCCCTGCTTGCCGCGCAGGTTCGTCGGGCGGCTGCTCAGCGCCACGATGCGGCAGCCGGTGGCCGGGAACTGAAGCTCGAAGGTCTTGATGCTGCGCGCGCCGCCGTCGGCGTACAGCCCCTGGCTGATCTGCCCGGCAGCGAAGTCGAAGGCCCGCGCCCACATCGCGCAGGCCTCGATGTACTCGCGCCCCATGTCCTCGGTGGCGCTGATGTACATCACGTTCTCGGGCATGTCCTCGCGCGCGGCGATGGTCACGTCGTCGGCGGCCTCGGCCCAGGTCAGGCCCACGCGGCGGCCCTTCTCGCAGATCTTCAGCGCCGCCTCGTCGGCGATCCACGCCTGCTGGTACGGCAGCAGCACCGCCGGCGGCATGGCCTCGCCCGGCGCCGGCGCGGCCAGGTCGAGCAACGGGTCTGCGCCGCTCATTGCCGGTCGCCCCACTTCACGCGGCCGCTGAACAGCGGCGGCGGGCATGTCTTGTGGCGCGGGTCGGTGGGCACGTAGCTCACCACGCGCACGTGGCCGTGCCGGAACTCGGCGTACAGGAAGTGGGGGAAGCGCCCCCAGCGGCTGCCGCGCACCACCACGTAGCCGATGCGCCCGCGCCGCAGCCACATCCACACGGCCCAGAACAGGCAGTTGCTGCGCGCCGGCTGCACCGCATGGCGCGTGCGCTCAGGCAACACCAGCCGCATCCGGCGCGCGCTTGACGATCCCCAGGATCGACGCGCGGATCTCGGACACGGTGCGCGCATCCATGCCACCCTTCTTGGCCAGCTGCGCCACGCGCGCGGCCGCGTCCTGTGCGCGCTTGTCGAGCTCGTCTGCCCAGCGCGCCTGGTTGACGCGGCTGCGGCTCATGCGGCTCAGGCCGAGCGCGGCGTCGTTCATCACGCCCAGGCGCTCGACCGGGTCGTCGATCTCGTCGCTCTCGCGGATCTTGAGCAGCAGCTCGAACACCTCGCTCTGCACCAACGCCATTGCCGCGGCGCTGCGGTGGTCGCCCTCGTCCGGCGCACTCTGCGCGATCAGCCGCGCGGCCTCGGTCGTGGCGCGGATCGCCTCCTGCGCGCGCTGCACCCGCTGGCTTTCGCGGCCGACGGCGCTCTTGCCGATGCTGATCGCCACGCCGCCTTCCTTGCACAGCGCGTTCAGCTCCTCGGTCAACGCCACGATATCGCCGAAGCCGCGCTCCACCAGAGCCTTGTGCAACCACGCGCGCAGCGCTTCCGGCAGCTGCGCAATCTTGCCGCGCGGCGGCATCGCTCAGCCCCCCGGTTGCGGCCGTGCCACGCCGGGCACCACCGTGCGCCCGCCGGCAACGTCCAGCCCGCGCTGCGTCAGCGTGGCGATGGTCACGTCGCCCTCGCGGCCGATCGTCACCAGCCCGCTGTCGCACAGCCACCCGAGGTCGGCCTCGATCCGGTCTGCGCCCACCACGTGGCCGACCGAATCGGCGAAGCGGCGCAGCAGGTACGCGTTCGCGCGGTACTGCGCCGCGGCACTCAGCGCGCGCAGCAGCACCAGGCGGCGGTCGTGCTCCTGGTAGTCGGCGAAGGTCATCGGCGTCATGGCGTCACGGGCGGCGGTCGCGCAGCAGGTAGTCCTCGATCCGGCGCAGCGAACTGTTCATCGTGTCGATGTTGCGGTGCAGGCCGGCGGTGCGTTCGTTCACCTCGCGCACCGCGCCCTCGAGCCGCAGCAGCTCGTCATTGCTCGGCATGTGCTCCATGTGCGCGCGGATCTCCGTGATCTGCGCGCCGGCGTCCTTGAGCCGCTTGTCCATGTCGTCGCGCAGCGCGTCCACGGCGCGCGCGGCGTCCTCGCCGGGCTTGCGCAGCCACAGCGCGGCGGTAAGCACGAAATTCCAGGCCACCAACGCCACCTGCAGCCAGAAGCCGGGCTCAACTTCGTCGAATTTCATGCCTCGCGGGAAAGCTGCTGCAACATGCCGGCACTGTGCCAGCGCGGGCGCGATGCGCCAATGCAAACCGGATTGCAACCTGCGCTCCGCGCTCAGTGGGCCACCAGCGCGCCGGCCTCGAGCACCACGCGGCGGTCGCCGGCGCCGGGGGATGGCTTGGCGGCCAGCTCGCCTGCGGGCGTGAAGTACAACTTCGCCGCGCCAGCGCCTGGGCTCGCCTGCATGCTCAGCGCGCCCCCGGCATCGATGACGATCTGTGGCAGCACGTCCTCGCTCCACGCCGCCCGCAGCGTCGCCTTCTTCGTGCCGCCGCTCCACGCTGGAGCGAAACGCGCCGTCTTCGCCATGCGCCGATCAGACCTGTTCAGTCCACCCGAACACGCCCGGCTCCCACACGTTGGCCGCGTAGTCGCTCTTCCAGACCTTGCCGTTGTGCCGCACGATCGCGCCCAGCGCGTAGGCGTCGCCGGCACCGCTGGGCTGCACCCAGGCTGGGATGGCGACCGGCTCGCCCGGTACGGTCAGCGCGATCTTGCGCCACTGCGCGACGCCAGGCTCCCAGACGTTGGCCGGCGTCAGGCTTCGCCAGATGTCCCCGCCGTGCTGTACCACGGCGTCGGCCGCATAGGCGTCGTGCGCGCCAGTAGGCCGCACCCAGGCGGGGATATCGGTGCTCGCCTCGCGCCAGCCGCTGACGCCCGGTTCCCACACGTTGCCGGCGATCAGGCTGCGCCATTTTTTGCTGGCGTGCGCCACGATCGCGCCCAGCACGTAGGCGCTGGTGGCGTCGGCCGGCTGTACCCACGGCAGCGCGAAATCCTCGCGCTCCACGTCGTCAGCGTGGAACTCCCAGCCGTGCGGCGGGGCGTCGTTGGCGTAGTCGGCAACGTGCAGCGTGTAGCCCGGCGCCCAGACGGCTTCGGTGGCGATCGCCAGATCGCCGTTGAGCATGCGGACCAGTCTCGGCATGGTGTGCGCTCCGTTAGGCCGTTACCGTCCAGCCCTTCGCCGTGGCGATGCTCGGCGTGTGGGTAGCGGTGCCCCAGTTGTTGGTGACGGTGATCGTCTTGCTGCTGACGCCGCTGGCGAGGC